GTCACCACGCCCGCGCAGCGCCGGGGCCAGCGCGCGGGCCAGCGCGGCGCGCAACCGGCCCGCGCCACCGACCGGCGCTCCACCCTCGCCCGCGCCCTCGACAGCGCGAGGAGCCTCCTCCCGTGAATGAGATTCCTTGCACCCCGGCGGGCGCTTCGAGGTGGACGCAGCGCACCACGCTGGCCTCGCGAGACTACCTCCTCACCTTCGAGTGGAGCCAACGTGACGGCGGGTGGCGCCTCACCGTGGAGGACCAGGACGGCGTGGCCATCACCTCGGGGCGGAGGCTCTCGACGGGTTACCCGGTGCTCCGCGGCGTGCTGGACGCGCGACGCCCGCCCGGTGACCTCGTGGTGGTGGACACGCTGGCCAGCGACACACGCGCGCCCGAGGACCCGTCCTTCTCCTCCCTCGGGGCCCGTCACACGCTCGTGTATCTCGACCCCGGGGAGCTCGGGTAATGGAGCTCTTCGGCCGCGCGTGGAGGGTCCAGGTGGGCACGCTCGCGTTGGGCGCGCTGGACGTGGAGTTCAAGGTGAAGCGCACGCTCCGCGCGAGGGCGGGGACGTGCGATCTCATCGTCTACAACCTCTCGGAGGCCCACCGCGCAGAGCTTCGAGGCCTCCGCCGCGCGCTCGTTCAGATTGAAGCGGGCTACGTGGGCGGGCTCACCATGCTCTTCCGCGGCGACTCGCGGAAGGTGACGGTGGTGCGTGAGGGAACGGATTGGGCCTGCACCGTCACGGGCGGCGACGGGGAACACGCTCTCCAGACGGCGCGCGTGTCGCGCTCCTTCTCCGCCGGGGCGCGCGTGGAGGAGGTGGTGGGTGCGTGCGCGGACGCGCTCGGGATCGGGCGCGGCAACCTCCCCGAGGCCCTCCAGGGCGCGGAGCTCGGACGCGTGGGCGCGACCTTCGCGGAGGGGACCGTGGTTCACGGCTCCGCCGCCGCGGAGCTCGCGCGCGTGCTCGCCACCGCGGGCTTCGAGTGGTCGATTCAAGACGGTGTGTTGCAGCTCCTCCCCATCGGGCGCGCGCTGCAACGCACGGCGGTGGTGCTCTCCCCGGACACCGGCCTCGTGGGCTCCCCCGAGGTGGGCAAGTCCCGCACGGTGAAGGCCACGGGGCTCATTCAACCGGACCTCATGCCGGGGCGCCTGGTGGACCTTCGAAGCGCCATCGTGAACGGGCTTTATCGCGTGGAGGAGGTGGAGTTCACCGGCAACACGCGCGGCGAAGAGTGGTACGCGAACTTGACCCTAAAGGAGCGCCCGCAATGAGCTTCGGACCGCGCCCCATCGACCCGGACCTCCAAGACCTTCTCGTGGCCCACCTCGAGCGGTACGAGCTCCAACACCGAGGCCCACAGCCGGGGCGCGTCGAGAGCTACGACGCCGCGACGCAGACGGCGAACATCCTCCCCCTCCTCAACTTCCCCGTCCCCCAGGGCGATGGGACCGTGACCTGGGAGGAGTGCCCGGTGGTGCCCTCGGTGCCCGTGGTGTGGCCGCGCATCGGTTCGTGGTTCTTCGCGGGCGCACTCCAACCGGGCGACACCGTCCTCCTCCTCCCGCTCGAGGGCTCCGCGGGCGCGTGGCGTGCTGGCGATGGCGCACCCCAGGACCCCGACGACTTGCGGCGCCACCACCTCGCGAACTGCGTCGCGCTCCCCGGCCTCTACGTGCGCTCCCGCGCGCTCGCGCGCGCGCCGCGCGCTACGGGCACGGACGGCGTGCTCACCAACTCGGACGCCGCGCTGGTCCTCGGGAGCGACGCGGGCGCCGCGCGCATCACGCTCCGCCCCAACGGCGCGCTGGAGATCGCACAGGGGGACGCGGTCGTTGTGGCCGTTGACCCCGATGGAACCGTGCACCTCGGGGGCGTGGCCGGTGACTTCGTGGCGCTCGCGGCGCTCGTGGACGCGCGGCTCTCGACGGTGCGCGCAGCGTTCAACGCGCACACCCACGCGGTCACGGGCGCGAGCGCCACGGGCGGCGCGGTGACAGGCACCGCCGCGGCCCCCACGGGCTCCATACCCTCGCTCGCCTCGACCGCGGCCACGAAGGCGAAGGCGACGTAGCTACCGCCCCGCGTCCGCGGTGCTCTCGCACCGAGGCAGGCCCGCCGCGCCACGAGTGCAGAACCACGAGCTCCCGCCGCACAGGAGGTTGCAGTCCGCGGTGCGAGCGCACACCGGACCCCAGGCGCCGGCGGTGCAGACCCGCGCATCAACGCCAGGCGCGGGACACGCGGCGCGCGCGCTCACACACCGGCTCTCGACGCAGCAATACACCGCCGGATCGCTCGCGGTGGTGCGGCACGCTCGCTCACAGTCTGCGTCCGCGGCGCACGGCCCGAGGCACGCGGCCGGATCGGGGCCGCTCGTGTCCTCGGGTACGTCCTCGGGGGCCACATCGCTCGAGGCGTCGGCCACGTTGCACACGCACACCGGCGACTCGCCGACGCAGCGCCACACGCCCGAGGCCGCGCCGCACGCGCACCCTCCTCCCGCGATGGCCGCGCACGTCCCCTCTTCGGGCGGCGCATCGGTGGGCGTGCCCGAGGACACAGCGGGACCGCACGCCACGAGGAGCACCACGAGGAGGACGAGACGTAGGAGGGCCATCGGGGCGGAGGATACGGCGGAGCTCGCACGCACGTCACGCGCTCCGTGAATGGGTTGCGAGGGTGCGCGCCGTTGAATCTCGCACGCGCGCCCGCGCACGCTCCGCCCGTGCGAGACCTCGCCCTCGACCCGCTCACCGGCCGGATGCTCCTCGCGGGCGGGCGTGCGCGCCTCACCGAGCCGGGCGCGGAGGCCGTGGGCCAGCGCCTCCGGTTCCGCCTGTCGCTGTGGCAGGGCGAATACGTTTTGGACCGCGCGGTGGGCATTCCCGCCCTGTCGGTGATCCTCGCGAAAGGGCGCACCGCGCTCGCGGAGGCCCTCCTCCGCCGTGCAATCGCGACGTGTCCCGGCGTGGCCTCGCTCCGCTCCTTCTCCCTCGACCTGGACCGCGCTACGCGCGCCAGCTCGGTGGCCTTCGACGCGCGCACCATCGACGGGGAGCCCGTCACCCTCGACGCCTTCCGGGTGACGCCTTGACCGCGGGCCTCTCGAGCACGGGCTTCACCGCGAAGACCGCGGTGGAGATCGCCGACGAGATCGCCGCGACGCAGCGCGCGACCATCGACCCGACGTTGGACACCTCCGCGGAGTCGGTGGTGGGCAACCTCAACGCCGTGGTGGCCACGAAGCTCCGCGAGCTCTGGGAAGCGGCGGAGCTGGTCTACGGCGCGCGCTCTCCGCGCAACGCTTCGTTCTCGGCGCTGGACGACCTTTGCGCCATCACGGGCACCACGCGCGCGCCCGCCACCAAGGGCACCGTCTCTCTGCGCCTCACCGTCGCCGCCGGGCGCACGATTCCCGCGGGCTCCGTCGCGCACGTCGCGGGTGACACCACCAACAGGTGGGTGACGCTCGCGGACGCCGTGAACTCCACGGGGTCCTCGGCGCAAATCACCGTGGCCGCGGAGGCGGAGACCGCGGGCGTGTTCCTCGCGTACGCGGGCACGCTCACAACCATTGCCACGCCGGTTTCCGGGTGGAGCGCCGTTACCAACCTCGCGGACGCCACACCCGGCCGCGCCGTCGAGACGGACGCCGCGCTCCGCCTTCGCCGCGAGCGCGAGATTCAAGGCCCTGGCGCGGGCACCGTGGGCGCCATCACCGCCGCGCTCTCCGCGGTCGCCTCGGTGCGCCAGGCGGTGGTGTTCGAGAACCCCACGGACGCGACGGTGGACGGTATCCCGCCGCACGCCTTCGAGGCCCTGGTCCTCGGTGGCACCGACGCGAACATCCGCGCCGCGCTGTGGGCCTCGAAGCCCGCGGGCATTCGCGCGTACGGGTCCACCTCGGGCACCACCCTCGACGCGGACGGCGTGGCCCGCACGGTCGCGTTCACGCGCCCCACGGAGCTCGCGGTCTACGTCACCCTGGCGGTGGGCGCGCGCCGCGACACCTACGCCGGGGACGCCGCGGTGAAGGCCGCGGTGGTGGCCTGGGGTGACACGCTCCTCGCGGGTGACCCCGTGCGCATTGCGCGCATCATCGAAACGGTGATGGGCGTGGCGGGCGTCGAAGACGTGGTGGCCTTCGTGGGCCTCGCGTCGGGCGCGGTCTTCGCGGTCAACCTCGCGGTCCTCCTCCGCCAGCGCGCCACCTTCGACACGTCGCGCATCACCGTGGCCACGGTGCTGGTATGAGCGAGCCCGACGCCGTCACCGCGCACACCCACGAGACGGAGCACAGCGCCGCCGGCGTCGCGCTCCTCCCGCACAAGTTCCGCTCGCTCGAGGACGTGGTGGCGCTCCTCGCCCCGGCCCTTGACCAAGTTCAGGAGGTGGAGGACGCGCTGTGGGACGTGCTCGGGGCGACGCTCGCGGACGCGACGGGCCACGCGCTGGACCAGCTCGGGGAGCTCCTCGTGTGGCCGCGCGGCTCGCTCTCCGACGCGGATTACCGCGCCGTCCTCCTCGTGGTGGTGAAGTGCAACCGAAGCGCGGGCACGGGCGATGAACTCCTCCAGGTGGTGGCCGCGCTCATGGGCGCGACGGGCTACACGCTCGAAGAGTTCTTCCCCGCCGCGGTGCTGGTCTCCCCCGAGGCCGCGCCCTCGCTCGGGACCGCCACCCTTCACACGCTCTTGAAGCGCGCGCGCGCCGCAGGCGTGAAGCTCCACACGCTGGACGTGTACAGCAGCGCCTTCCGATTCGCGAGTGGAGAGCGCGTGGAGACCGACAACGCGCACGGCTTCTCAGACATCGCGGGCACCGTCGGTGGGCGCCTCGCAGGAGTGCTCGCCTAATGGCCCAACGTCCTTCACGCCCCCTCTCGTGGGCTACCGCCGCCGCCTCGGGTGACATGGTGGAGCCCCCGTCGGGGCTCTCGGCGGCAGGCTTCGCGCCGGGGCAATTGCCCCCCGCGCCCTACTTCAACTTCCTGGTGGGCCTCGCGGGCCAGTGGGTGGAGTTCCTGCGCGGGCCGAACCTCGGAGCATGGACGCGCTCCGCGTGGGCCACCTCTCCCGCCACCTTCAACGCGCCCACGCGCCTTGCCTTCGACGTAGACACCGCCACCTCGGACGGGACCGACGCCTGCTATCGCTTCGCGGTGGTGGGGGAGGAGACGGGCCCCACCACCTCGCTCCGCGTGTCGCAGACGGGCGAGACGTGGACGCGCCGCACCAACGTCCCCTCGGGGATGGCCGCGCCCTTCGCGCTCCACACGGACGGCGTGCGATGGATGCTCGCGGGCACCACGTCCGGCGGGTACGAGCTCCACACCACCGTGGTGGACGATGGCTCGGGCGTGGGCGCGATCGGGTCCGGGTCGGGCTCGTGGTCGGGCGCCAGCTTCCCGAGCTCACCGAGCGAGCCCAAGGCCCTCGCGTCGCACGGCGGGAGGACCTTCCTCCTCACCGCGTCCGAGGGCTTCTACTCGGACGACAGCGGGCAAAACTGGTCCGCCTACTCCGTCTCGGGCACCGCGCGCAGCGCCGACGGGCGCGACGTGGTCTTCGACGGGGAGCGGTGGGTGTTCATCACCCAAAGCGGACAGGTCTACAGCTCCAGCGACGGGGCCGCGTTCGCATACAAGTCCACCCTCGGAATCTCCGCCTCGTGGCGCCTCGCGGCGGGTGAGGACGGGGAGGTGGTGGCGTACCGCCTCGGTGGGAGCACCTCGCAGAACCTCTACCGCTCGCTCAACAGCGGGACCACGTGGACCGCGGAGACTCCCGCCGGGGACCTCCTCCCCACGTACCTCACCGAGCTCCGGTATCAGGACGGCGCGTGGGTGGCCACCTCGAGCGCCGCGCCGTGGCTCTGGACCTCCACAGACCTCGTGTCGTGGTTGGGGCTTCGAACGCCCGCGGTCCCGTCCTCCTCCTCCGACCTCTTCGCGCTGGTCTTCGAGGGCGGGCGGTGGCTCGCGCTCGGGAACGGCTTCGCCCTCGCGTGCGGGCGCGCCGCGGACCCCGCGCCAGGGCCGTATGTGGCGGGCTCACTCCCCGCGTACCTCGCCGACGCGGGCTACCTGCGCGGGCGCGAGGTGTCCAGCGCCGCACCGAGCGTGGGCGACGCACTCACGTGGAACGGCACCACATGGGCGCCGGCTGCGAGCGGAGGCGGGGGCGGTACGACGCTCACCTTCACCGCGCAGACGCTGGTCACCCTCACGCCCGGGAGCTTCCCGGCCTACGTGCGCCTTAGCGGGCGCGCGCTCCAAGCGAGCGGCGCGGGACGGTGGCACGGCACCATTGAGGCACAGGTCTACGACAGCGGGAGCGGCGTCTACGCCATCGACGCAGTGCGCACCGAAGGCGGCACGCTCTCACCGACGTGCACCGTCAACAGCGCGACAGGGCAGGTGAAGGTGCTCTTCTCGGTCGCGGTCACGGGCGAACTGCTCGCGGTGGAGGTCTGAGATGGCACGCAACCTCGAAGCGGTGCTGATCCCCGCGGACGCCACGCCCTCGACGATGCTCGGCCTCGACGCAGACGGCGCCCCGGAGGCCCTCCCGTCATCGACCGTGCTGGACCGCCTCCTCGCGCTGCGTCGCCCCGCGGGTTCGAGCGCGCTCCTGTGGGAGTGCTCCGAGGGCGCCTCGCCGCTCGCCTCGACGGGCTCTGTGTCGTGCTCGCTCGCCGACGCGGGCGCCGCGCAGATCGGATACACCGAGGCGCTCTCTCCGCTCGCGGGCACGGCGCTCCGATGCACGGGCGCCTCGACAAGCGAGGTGAACGGCGGCGCGGGCGTGTACCCGAGCACGGGCACCACGACGGCCGTCACCCTGTGGGCGCTCGTGGTGCTCCGCACGATGCCCGGCTCCGCCGGGTGCGTCATCGCGCGAGACTACGGCGCGTCGTGGAGCGCGCCTTTTGGCGCCTTCGTGGACATCCTCCCCAACGGCGTCGTGCGGGCCTTCGCGCCCTTCGGCAGCACACCGACCTACGACACCGTCTCTTCGGGTGCGAACGAGGTCGAGATCAACCGGCTGCACCTCGTCGGCGCGACCTACGACGGGAGCACCCTTCGCGTGTGGGTCGACGGGCGGCAAGTCGCCTCGAAGAGCGTGGACACGCCGCTCACCTGGGGCGCGGCGGGCTCGTGGCGCCTCGGAGCGAACGGCGGCGGGAACGGCCTCGACGGCTCGATTCTGCGCGCAGGCGTCGAGACCTCGGTGTGGTCACAGACCACGTGGGCCACGCGCTACCGCAAGGCCATCGGCGCCGCGCCGTAGCCATTCACTGTCACCCACGCGCCGCATAGGGCGGCGCTTTTCACGGAGCACATCGAATGTCGCAAGATCTCAAGAGCCTTCTCGTTCCGCAGTCGACCGGCAAGGCCGACTCGTCACAGATCGACCTCACCGCGGCCTTCAACTTCACGGGCACCCTCCAGAAGAGCGGCACCAACCTCGCCACCACGAGCGACGTGACCACGGGCGCGCAGTCGGAGAGCAACCTCCGCACGGCGTCGGGCGGGCTCACGGGCTCCCTCTCGGTCAACAGCCAGAAGATCACCAACCTCCTCACGCCCAGCGACGCCACCGACGCGGCAACGAAGGCGTACGTGGACAGCGTCGCCGCGGGCCTCGACGTGAAGCCCTCCGTCGCCGCCGCTTCGACGGCGAACCTCACCCTGAGCGGTGAGCAGACCATCGACGGCGTGTCCGTCGTCGCGGGCAACCGCGTGCTGGTCAAGGACCAGAGCACCGCGTCGCAGAACGGCATCTACGTCGCCGCGGCGGGCTCGTGGGCGCGCGCCGCCGACATGGCCGCGGCCTCGAACGCGGCGGGGGGCTTCACGTTCGTCGAAGCTGGCACCGTCGCCGCGGGCCGCGGCTATGTCGTCTCGTCGGGCGCCGTCGTGGGCACCGACGCCCTCGTGTGGACGCAGTTTTCGGGTGGCGCGAGCTACACGGCGGGTGACGGCATCGCCATTTCGGGCGGCTCCATCGCCGTCGATCTCGCCACCGATCCCGGGCTCGAGATCAGCGGCGGCAAGCTCCGCGCGAAGGTGGACTCGTCGGGCGTCATCACCCGCGCCGCCGGTGGCCTCAACGTTCAGGCCGCGAGCGCGAGTCAGAACGGCTACCAGAACGCGACGCAGTTCGGCCTCACCAGCTCGCTCGGTGCGATGGGCTCGCGCGCCACCCTCACCACGACGGACGCCACGCCGGAGACGATCTCGCTTCCGGCTCTCTCGACCTCGAGCCTGCGCCGCGTGGCGGTGTGGGTCGCGGTGAAGAACACGAGCGACCTCGCGAAGAGCCTCTACCGCGAGATCACCTTCATCGCGCGCCGCGGCTCGTCGGGCAACAGCGTGCTGGTCGGAAGCGTCGTGAGCGGCGAGCTCGCCGACAACAACGGCAGCGCCGACCCGAGCGGCATGGGCGCCATCTCGCTCGCCTACACCGTCGGCAGCGGCGGCAGCGACTCGCTCACCTTCACCGGCATCGCCGCCACCAACCTCTCGACGGACTACGGCCTCCTCATCTCGACCATCTGATCCACCCCGACGAGCCCGGCGTCGCGTGGCGCTGGGCCGTCTTCCCTCGAAGGAACGCGCCCGTGAGCCTACCCAGCACCCGGAGACCTCGATTGAGCCCCACACCCCGCCCCCGCGTCCTCGTCGTCGACGACGACGCAGCCGCCCGCCTCTCACTCGTCTCGCCTCTGCGCGAGAGCGGCCACGACGTCACCGAGGCCGACACCGTCGCGGGAGCTCTCGCGGCGCTCGCGGGCTCGACGCCCACGGCGTGCGTGCTCGACCTCTCGCTCGACAGCGACGCAGCGCCGCTGCACGCCGCGCTCACGTCGCGGAGCGTGCCCACGCTGCTCGTGAGCGGGCGCGCGCCCGAGTCGCTCCCGGCCGTGGCAGACCCGCGCGGGTGGGCGTATCTGGCGAAGCCCGTCGCCCACGAGGCGCTGCTCGCAGGCGTCGCCGCGCTACTCCCGCCGCCGGCGCCGAGCACGTCGCCCGCGCCTGAGTCGCTCGGGGCCCGCGCCCTCGCGACGATCATCGACGGCCTGGCGCTCGCGATCCTCGGCGGCGTGCTGCTGTTCGTGCGCCCCGCCTCGGAGTGGATCCAGGGCGGGTGCATCGCAGGCATCCTCCTCCTCGCGGGAGTCAGGGTCGCGGACATCGTCGCCGCCGCCCGTGGCCTCCCGGTGCGCGGCGGGCCCGGCGCCCTCGTGCTGGCCGTCGGTGGCGCCCTCGCGGCGCGCCTGGGCGGTGCGGCGTGAGGCGCGCGATGCGCACGCTCTGGCGCGTCTACGTGGGGCTGCTCGCGGTGGCCGTGATCGCCGCGACGGGCGAGGGCTGCGACGGCGGCGCACCCGTCGAGATCGTGAGGGCGGCGTGAGGCGCGCTGGCTGGTGGCTCGCGTGGTGCCTGTGCGCGCTGCTCTACCCCGCCGCGTGCGTCGTCGCGTGGGCGCTGCGACCGTCGCACCGGCCCGGGCCGTGGCGACCGCGTGCGCGCGGCGTGTGGCTGGTGTGCCTCGCGGTGCTGCTCGCCACGGGGTGCGTGGGCGGCGCCGTCGGTGCGGCGGGTGGGATCGCGAAGATCCTCGCGACCTGGGACGTGATCTGCCCCGCGGGGCGCGAGGTGATCGTGGCCGCGGCCTCGGTGGCGCGCGCCCAGCTCGCCGACGCGGGCCCGGTCGACGCGTCGACGTCGGCCGACAACGACGGAGCGGCAGGCGCCGCAGAAAGAGACGACCGATGATCGACGTGACGGCGTTCGTGGGCTGGGGCACTGAGCTCTGGCGCATCGCGCAGGCGTTCGCTGCGGGGTGGTGGTGAGCTCGCGGTCTGCGCGCACGGGGCACCCGCGCGCCTACGCGCGCGAGAAGCTCCCGCGCCTCTTGGAGCGATGGAACCGCACCCTCGGCGCCGAGCTGCGGCGTCAGGTGCCGATCGCGTGGCCGGGCGTGCCTGCGATGGTGTTCCTCGGGTTCACCGCGTTCGCCTCGCGCGACGAGAACACGGGCGAGGCCACCGACCCGAAGCGCCGCGCGCCCTTCGATGAGGTGGGGTACTTCCAAACGGAGCGCCGCCGGCCGTTCAGCCTCGACCCCGAGGCGGACTACAACGCGTGGGTGAAGCTCGCGCCGTCGGAGCTCGTGGTGAAGCTCCTCGGGCGCCCGGCCACACTCGACCCCGAGGGGTGGCGCGGGGAGCGCGGCGTGCCGGACCAGGTGGCCGTGGGCCTCGCGAACCTCCGCCGTCACCTCGAGAACGCGCGCCGCAAGCTCCCCACGAGCCTCGACCCCATCGACGAATCGAGCACGTGGGCGGTGCTCCTCGCCTTCACCGCGTTCTCGCGCGGGGCCGGTGGCCTGTGGTCGCGCATGGCGCCTTACGCGGACCAGCTCGCGGCAGTCCCCGAGCACGAACGGTGGCGCGCCTGGGAGCTCCTCGTGGCCGACGATGCGCGCGCCGCGACGGGGCGCGAGGGCCCCGCGTACGGGATCATTCGCACGCGCCAGAAACACGACAGCGGGCGACTCGCGGCGTGGAAGCTCGGACAGGAAACCGCGTGGTTCCTCGCGCCAGAGGGCGCGCTGGACGACCGCCTCGCGCGCGCCGCCTACGGAGGATGATGAGATGGACGACCCCTACAAACGCCCCTCGGGGCGCTGTGCCCGCGTCATCGACTCGGCGCGCTACGCCGCGGGCTTCGCCATGGTGGGCGCCGCGAGCGTGGTGGGCGTCGCGGCCCTCGGGTTCTGCGTCGCGTGCGTGATGTCCGCCACGGTGGTTTCGCCCCGTGCGGCGCGCGTGCTGATGTACTGAACCGCAACCCGTACCCGGTACGGGAACGCCCCGGCGAAGGGGGCGGTTGTTGGCGGTCCACGGACCCCGAACCGCCAACAACCCCGGCCTTCCGCCCACACCGAGCGGCTTCAAGTCCCCCTCCTCGCACTCTGAAAAGGCCCTGGAAACGGGGCCTTTTCTCTTTCGAACGTCACCCGGTACGGGAACCCGGTACGGAAACCCCTTCGAGGGCCTCCTCCTCCACCCCCTCCGCCTCGGGGAAGGACACCCGGAGGAGGACCATCTCCGCGCATTGCGCCGCCCACGAGGGGAGGGCGTAGAGGTGGCGGGCGGAGCCTCCGCTCGGGGCGTGCGTCCACCTCGCGGCCACGTTCTCCCTCATGCCCGCGTCCGCGCAGAGGGAGGCGAAGGTGTGGCGCAAGTCGTGGACGCGGTGCGCGCGGATGCCCGCGGCCTCGAGGGAGCGCCCGAGGGCGCGGTACGCATCCTGTGCCCACAGGGGCCCGCCCGCGTCGCTCGCCTGTCCCCACGGGCGCCCTGGCTCACTCCGCGCCGGGAGGAGAAGGTCCTCGGGGAGCGGCTCGCGCCCGTACTCCTCGCGCCACCCCACCGAGCGCCACACCTCGAGCACGCGGCGGAGCTCGGGGTGGAGGGGGACCGTGCGGGCCTCGCGGGTCTTCGTGGCGGTGATGGCCCGCGTCCGGTGGTGCACCTGGCGCGCGATCACAACCCGGCGGAGCGGCGTGTCCTCCAGCAGGTCCCGCCAGCGGAGCGCGAGGGCCTCCCCGAGGCGCGCGCCCGTGAGCGCGAGGAGCACCCACAGCACACGCCAGCGGCCGGCGCTCGCGGCCACGAGCGACTCCACCTCCTCCCGCCCGAGGCGATAACCCGCGCGGGCCTCGGGGTGGGCGTCCTCCGCGTGCGGGCGCGCCGTCTTCGGGAGGCTCGTGGTGGGGTCTGCGAGGAGGAGCCCCTCGAAGACCGCGGCTTTGAGCGCGCGCCGCACCACGTCGTACACGTTGCGCACGGTGCGAGGCGCGGGGGCCTTCGCGGTCTTCGGGGAGGTGCTGGCCCGGAGCTCCGCCACGAAGCGCGCGACGTGGGGCGGGCGCACCTCCCCGAGCGCCACGCGCGCCAGCTCGGTGGGCGGGAGGTACACGGCCACGCGCGCGGCGTCGCGCTTCGCCTCGGAGTAGCTCTGCGTTGCGAGCCACTGCACCACCCACACGCCCACCGTCGTGGCCTCGGGGGAACTCTTCGAAGGCGTCGAAGAGTTCGAGCCGTCCGAACCATCCGGTTTCCCCGGAGAGTTCGCGGCGCGCACGGGCTCCCACCGGCCGTCATCGTAGAGGCCCTGGAGGCGTTGGGCGTAGCGGTGCGCGTGAGACTTCGCGCCGGGCTCCTTCGAGGTGACGGGCGCGCCCTCGCGCGTCACTTCGACTTGCGCGGTGCGGTACTCCCCGGACTCTGTGCGGGGCTCGCGGTGGAGGAGGATTCGCGCCACCCATCGCCCCCGGCGGTAGGTGGCCTGTCCGGTGCGTGGGCGGGCCATGGTCGCGAGGCTATCGCGTGCGACCTGGGAGGGCGTTCAGTTCTGCGTCGATTTCGTCGGGGGCGGCGGTGCCCGCGACGGGGAGCCCTTCAACCGCGGCGTCGATGGCCTCGGGCGAAACCCACGCGTCGCGGTGCGAGCTCTGGCGGATGGGCACCCCGCGCGCCACGCACCACCGGCGGAGGCCCTCGGTGGAGAACCCGCGGAGGCGGGCCTCCTCGGGGAGCCTCACCCACCGAGGGCGCGCGGGCGCGTTGTCGTTGGCGGGCGTCGTGGGGCGCATCACGGAATCACCTTCGGGTAAGGCTTCGAGGCGGGGAGCAACCGACGCGCGGCGCGGTCCAGCGCGAAGAGGTATCGGTGTTGGCCGGGGTGGCGCGCCGTGCGGGTCACCAGCGGGAGCACCTCGGAGAGCCACGCGCGCGCCTCCTCCCCCGCCCTCGGGGCTCGCGCGCCCGCGCGGAGGAGTTCCTCGGTGGCGTACTCCCGGCCCTTCTCGCCCGCGCGAATCTTCGAGATGGCCCGCGCGGAGAACACCCGCCCATCGGGGAGGAGCCTCACCGTCGCCCGCGCCGTGGTGCCGTCATAGGTCGCGTTGGTGGCCTGGTAGATGGTGCCCACGTGGCCCCCGAAGACCGCCGCCCCCGAGGCGTCGCGGCGGCGCATCGGGTCGGAGTGAGACACCACCCCCGCGAACCCCTCGTGGCGGAGGAGGTGGAGGCAGCGCGCAAGGAACCAACTCTCCCCGTTGCCGCGCACCGAATCGAGGAGGACGAAGCGCCCAAGCTCCACCGAGGTGTCCGGCGCGAAGGGGCGCAACACCGCCGGGTGCATCGGGACGGAGAACACCGCGACCCCGAGGAGCTCCCCGGGGAGCTCCCCGTGGCCGTAGAGACCGAAGCGACGGCGCGCCGCGGGGTAGCTCGCGGAGTAGTGGTGCCGAACCACGAAGGCGCGCGCGGTGCGGTCGTCCGTGATGGGTGCCACCTCGTGGCCGCGCGGCTCGAAGGTCTCCCCGGCGGGGCGGTAGATGCCCCGGCGCTCGCTCCATCGCTGGACCAGCTCGGTGTTCAAGCGGCCACCGCGCGCTGGTAGACGTTGGCGTGGACGATGGCGCGCGCGACCTTCGGGCACACGCTGTTGCCCGCGCACTCGATTTGCTCCGTCTTGGTGAGCCTCCGCCCTCCAAGCTCGGGGTCGATGATGTAGTCCGGCCGGAACCCCTGTGCGTTGAAGAGCTCGCGGGGCGCAAGCATCCTCATCCCAATGTCCGTGACTCTGTAGGCCACCCCTCGGATGGTCACCAGGCCGAATCGCGCCTTGGTGGTGACGGTGTGGAGCGGATCGAAGAGGCTCTGTTGGGACGTAGGCGCTCCGTCCGCCCCGTAGTATTTGACCAGGAAGGCGCGCACCTCCGCGGCGTGGCCCATCGCACCCACGGTGCCCACGCTCGGGAGCTCGAGTTGTGCGGCCACGAGGGAGTGGTGGTCCTTCGAGGTGACAGCGCCCACCGGCCGCTCGAGGCCGTGGCCGACGACACCCCCGTAATGCTTTGCCAAGAAGGTGGCCACGAGGGCGTGTTTCTGACCGCCGGCCACCACGGTTCCGAGGGGCTTGCCCAGACCGGGCACGCGCGGCGCCTGGCCCTCGCGCTCCCCGTAACCCGTGGTCACCAGCGTGGGGGAGATGAGCGCGAGCTCACCGCGGTTGGCCGCGGTGATGGTTCGGAGCGGCGCGTCGATGGAGTACACCCGCTCCGTGTTGCCCTGGTGGGTCAACGGCACGATGAACGGGCGCGCGGCATCGATGACGTAGCGCCGCACACCGGCCGCGATGCGTCGGAGCGTGGCCTCCGCCAGCGGGCGCTTACGGTCGAAGATGCTCGGACACGGGAGGCTCCAATCGATGATCTCCGCCGCCGTGCGATAGGGCCTCCCGCGCCCCGGCCCGTGCGTCGCGTCGGGCCACACGATCGGGAGCCCATCGCAGCGGGCCACGAGAAACAGGCGCTTTCGCGTCGTGGGCGTGCCGTGGTCCGCCGCCACGATGGTGCGGTGTTCCACGCGATACCCGAGCTCCACGAGCTTCGCGCGCCACGCTCGGAAGTCCTCCCCCTCCCGCCCTTTGATCGGGTGGCCCTCATCGGACAACGGCCCCCAGGTGAGGAACTCCTCTACGTTCTCAAGGAACACGATGCGCGGACGAACCTCGCGGGCCCAACGGATCACCACGTCCGCCAGACAGCGCACCTCCTTCGAGCGCGGTTGCCCGCCCTTCGCCTTGGAGAAGTGGGTGCAGTCGGGGGAGAACCACGCCACGGCCACCTTCTGGGAGCCGCACGCCTCGCGAGGGTCCACCGCCCACACGTCCTCCTGATAGTGCCGCGTGTGCGGGTGATTCGCCTTGTGCATGGCGATGGCCGCGGGGGAGTGGTTCACCGCGATGTTGGCGGGGCGCCCGAGGGCGTCCTCCAGACCCGAGCTCGCGCCGCCGCCCCCGGCGAAGTTGTCTACGATGAGGCCTTCCATCACGCGGCCTCCCGGTCCATCACGTAGGTGTTGGCCCACGGCGCGGGGACACGCTCGCCACACACGCACGCGGCGAACTCCTCACGGCACCCGTGGCACTTGTCGGTTGCGACGATGATCCATTCACCGTTGACGCGCCTCCGCCCACGCTTCCACCCCTTGCCCACACCACGAGGGAACACCCGCGCGCGCTTCGAGCTCATCTCAGGCTCCTTCGGTCGTTGTTGAATCGTTCGCGGCATGGTCCGCCAGCGCCCCAAGCGCGGAGGCGGGCGAGGGGAGCCCCGCAACCCCGAGGCGCGCGGGCGCCGCGGTCTTCGGGCCGCTCTGCACCTCCGCGCTCCACACGCCGTGCGGCGACCGCTGCGCGCGCACCACGCGGAGGGACCGCACCGGCACACCCCACGCGCTGGCCACTTCGACCGCCGCGAGGACGGACATAGGCACCAAGGCCTCCAGGCTATGAGCAGGAATCCTGTTCATTGAACACCCCTCGCTCACAGCGACGGCGGGAGGAGGACGGTGGAAGGGGCGAGGACGCGCGCGGGCGCTTCGGGCTCGCGGCACATTTCGCAGCGCACGGCGGTGAGGCCGTTGAGCGCGAGCAACCGCGAGCACTGGTGACACTCGGTGGACCACACCGCGTCCGCCACCGCGGCCCCGTGCTCGCGCCACGCGCCCACGTAGAAGAGAATCGAGGGCCACACGCCGTGGCGCTTGAGGGCCGCTTCCTCCTCCACCACGAGGAGCCCGTCCGGCTCACCGCGCTCGAGGAGGAGCGCCGCGCACAACGCCCGCTCGGGGGCCGTGCGAAGGTACTTGAGCACCTCGGGGAGCGTGGCCGGGAGCACCGGCGCGGGAGGCGGGAGGAGGAGCGCCACCGCGGGCACCGCCGGGGCGAGGGTAGGGGCCAGCGCGAGCGCCCCCTCCAGGCGCATCCGCGTGAGGCACTCCCCGCAGAAACACTCGCACGAATGATCGCCCGCGCGCTCCGCCGCGGCGTGGCAGTCGTCGCACGCGCCGGACTCGTTCTCGGTGGTGGCGCCACACGCGCCGCGGCACGCGCGCGCTGTCTCGACGGGTCCGGCCTCGCGCTCGCGGAGCGCCCTGTCCGCGCCGGTCACGACGCGCACCCGAAGACCAGCTCGCGGGAGGAGGTGTCACGCTCCCAGGGGAGGAACGCCTCCGCCACGGTGGCGCTGAACCACGCGTCCACCTCCGCCAGCACGGCGGCGGTTGCATCGTCTACGCGCTCGAACACCTCGGTGCGCGTCGCGACGCACAAGTCGCATTCGCACTCGGGGAGGACTTCGTGGGAGGGGTCTACGTCGTGGGCCACCGCTCGCTCCGCGCTCGCACCGTGGAGTGGTGCGAGGCGGGCCTAAGATACGGTATCACGTACGATACGCAAGATAAAAGTACGTGATACCGTACTTCCGCGCGAATTGCCTAGAAACTAGGCCTTTCGGTGGTGCAGGGCACGTACGCGACGCTCCCGATTCGCGCGGCGTTGACGCCCTCGGGGAGGTCGCTCACAGCCTCAACGCGCTCCACGTACTCAATTCCGCCGACGCGGACGGCGTCCACGCCGGGTGGGAGCACGGTCTCCACGAAGACCACGGCTTCACCCGGTTGGCCAGCGATGAGTGATAACCCCATAGGTGGGCACGGTAACACCCACCCCCACAGGGGCGCAACAGGCGTTCAGTGTCAGGCGTGCGGGGGCGTGTGGCGGAGGACGAAACGCGCCATATCCGCGATCATGCTGGAGGTGACCGGGTGGCGCACCCACACGCGCGCCTCCGCCACGTCGCGCCAGCACCACTCGGGCACCGAGGGGTCCAGGGCCCGCGCGCCCTCGAGGAGCTGGGGCCAGAGAGGGAGGGCGCCGAACACCACCTCCACGCTCCCGGCCTCGGTGCGCGGGCGACGGAGCTCCGCCAGGTCTCCGTTGGCGGCCACGAGCTCCTCCACCGGGCGGCGGAGATAGGCCACAAGCCCGTCAATGATCCCCGCGCCCGCGCCCGAACGCCCGTTCGCAAAATCGTTGAGGGAGCCCGGCGCGACCCCGAGGGCCTCCGCGGTGCGGCGCTGGACGCCGGCGTGATCCGTCGCGGTGATGGCCCGCACCAAAGCCCGCAGAGATTCACTCCGCGCGGCTCCCACGGTGGGCCGTCCTCCTCCTCGATCTGCCATGGCCCGAAGCCTGGGGCTCGTACGATACGGTAACACGTACAAATTGCTTGCCCTCCGATACGGTATCACGTACGTTAGGGCCCCATGGAAGTTACCGGACCGTCCGCGCGCCTGAAAGCCTTGCGAATCGCCTACGGCCTGTCGCTCCGCGAAGCCGCGGCGCGCGCGGGCATTCCCGCCAGCTCGTGGCAGACGGCGGAGGAGGGCGCCCTCCCCAACGCCACGCGCGCCGTGGTGATGGCGCGGCTCCTCAACACCACGGTGGAGACGATCTGGGGGGACTCCGTGCTCCCCGAGGCCCCCAACACCGCCACGGTGCCCGCGTGACGCCCGCCGTTTACCGCGAGCCCGGCGTGGGCCTCGGGTTCGTCTGCGCGCGCGCCTGCGCGGACGCCTCGTGTGAGGCCGTCCACGTCTCCTCCTTCGCCCCGAGCTTCACCCTGGACGGGCTCACGGCGGGCGTGCTGGCGGACGAAGACTCGCGCCGCGCCGGGTGGCGCCTCGGGCGTTGCCCCGAGCATACGGCGGAGGTGGCGTCGTGAGCGCCCCGTCCTCCCGCGTCCACCTCCCGGTCCTCTTCGGGTGCGTCGCGCTGCGATGCTCGCTCACCACAACCGCGTGCGGCGCGCGCCACCTCGCGCGCGGCGAAGCTCGCTCGGGTCACACCAGCGCGAAGTTCGTGACGTGTGCCGGGTGCGCCCTCGGTGCTCACCACGCCGGTGTGGAGCTCCCCGCGCCTCCTCCGCCCCCGGAGAAGCCCGCCGCGAAGGTGTGCGAGCGGTGCCACCTGCACCGCGCCGCGAAGCCCTTCCACGGCTCCACGAACGCCACGCCGCGCGAGCAATACGGGTGGTGCGGTCGGTGCCGCCTGCGCGCCCGCGTCGATGCGCGCAACGCGGTGGTGCGCGCGCCCAAGGCACGCGCGACGTGTGATCGGTGCCACGAGCGCCCGGCGGGCCGCGTGCTGGCCTCGACCGCGCCCGAGACGCGGGCGTGGTGCCCGGTGTGCCGTCGCGACGCGCGGCGCGCGCGCTCGAAGGGCGCCACCCTCGAGCCCACGACGTGCTCGAAGTGCCACGAGCGCCCCGCGGCGCGTGTGGTGCCCTCGACGCGCAAGGGCCGTGAGGGGTGGTGCTCCACGTGCCGCGAGACGGCCTGTACCGCCGAATACAAGCGCCGCGTGGGCATCCTTCCCGAGGTGCCGTCCACGGTGGAGACGCCGTGCGAGCGGTGCCACGAGCGCCCCGTGGGCATCGTGCGCCCCGACACGGCGCCCGCGTTCCAAGCGTGGTGCCCTCCGTGCCGTGATGAGGTGCGCGACGGTGGCCCGCTCGCGCGCCCGATGCCGCCCCGGCCCGAGGCCGCGCCGCTCACTCTCGGCGCCTTCGAGGCCCTCTTTGCGCCGCGCTTCGTGGCGGACGCCGTGCCGCGCGGTGGCTTGGTGCTGGCCATCGCGCCGCGCCGGGTGATTTGCGCGAACGACCCGTGCGCCGTGCGTGGGTGCCCGCACCCTGTCGGAGTCGCGTACACGAAGCGGAAGGACCTCCGCGAACTCTGCTACGGGCATCGCGCCTCGGTGCGCACGATGGAGCACGCGGAGCGCCGCGCCGGGGCTGCAACATGAGCGCCCCGTCCTCCGTCGCCGGGGTGAAGTACGACGCGGGCAAGGTGCGCCCGTCGCTCCTCCCGTGGCCTGCGCTCACCGAGGTGATGGCCGTGCTGGCGTTCGGCGCGGCGAAGTACGAGCCGGACAACTGGCAGCGCGTCCCCGGCGCGCGCGAGCGGTACTTCGACGCGGCCCTCCGCCACCTCGTGGCGTGGCACAGCGGGGAGAGCCTCGACGCGGAGAGCGGGCGCCACCACCTGGCGCACGCGGCGTGCTGCGTCCTCTTCCTCCTGTGGTTCGAGGTGACGGCCACGCCGTGGCCCACGAGGGGCACCACCGAGCCCACCAGGGCGGAGCCCACGCCCACGCGCGCCGCGCCTCCTCCTCCCGCCACCAGCTCCTCGAAGGCCACGAGCCTTGAAGCCCTCGACGCCGCGCAGCGCCGCCGCCTCCGTTGGCGCTTCGAACACCGCGCCGACCGCTTCGCCTCGGTGCCCGAGGGCGTGACGTGGGCCGACGCGACCGCGTCCGGTTCGCCCTGGCGGACGCTACTCGAAGCGTCCGGCCGGACGCTCGGACGCCAGAAGCCGGACGCTTCCCGGACGCTTCCCGGACGCTCTTCGGACGCCCCTCCTCCCCCCTCACACTCCCCTCTCCTCCCGGAGATTCCGGAGGTTTTGGAGGAGGAGGAAGGTGCGCGCGAGGACGAGCCGGACGCCCGGACGCCAGAAGCCGGACGCGTCCCGGACGCTTCACCCGGACGCCCGGACGCTCGGACGCCGGACGCTTCCCGGACGCCTCCCTTCTCCGCCCTCGAGGTGCTGGCCAACGCGTCGAAGGGTCGCGTCTCCGGGTTCGCGTCCTCGCGGGACCAGCTCGCCATGGCCGCGGCCCTGGCGGACGTGGGCCTCGTGGGCGTGGCGGAGCTCGAGGCCTTCGGGCGCGCCCTCGCGGGTGACGGCGCGGCGAAGCTCTGGCCCAAGAGCGAGGGACCGAAGGGCCGCGGGGCCCTCACGGTGGGGTTCTTCTTGGGCCGCGCCGGGGACGCTCGGATGCTCGCGGACGGCGTCCAGCGATGGCGCGAGGCCCAGGCCCGCGCAGCGGAGGCAGCGCGCCCGGTGGTGGTGCCCGCGGCGCCGGCGGCGGGCTCCGCCTCGGTGGCGAGCACGGTGGAGTTTTTCCAACAGCGCCGCGCGGGGGCGCGGCCGATGGCAGCGGCGAAGGAGGCTTCGAATGGGTGACGGTGGCGGAGCGGTCGGAGGCCAGAGCCTCCACGAGATCATGGGCCCGGTGGACCTCGAGGCGGAGCGCGCCGTCCTCGCGGCGGTGCTCCTCGACGCGCGGGGGGAGGAGGGCGTCCTCTGGCGCGTGCGCGCGCTGGTCCGCTCGGCGGACTTCTCCGACCCTCGCCACGCGCTGGTCTTCGAGGCCATGTGCACGGTGGGGGACCGTGGCGAGGACATCGACATCACCACCATGGCCGCGGAGCTTCGACGCCGCGAGCGCCTCAACACGGTGGGCGGCGCGCAGGCCCTGGGGGACCTCACGGACGAAATCCCCACCCTGGCGCACGTTGAGAGCCACGCGCGCCTGGTGGCCGACGCCGCGCGCGTGCGCCGCTCCATCGACGCCGCGCGCCAGCTCATCGTCCGCGCCGCGCGTGGCGCCCGCTCGGAGGAGCTCCTCGGGTCTGCGCGCGCCGTGATGGACGCCGCGAGCGCCGACGCGGAAGCGGACCTCCTCCCGCTGGACGCGGGCCTCGAGGAGGAGGTGGCGCGCATGGCCTCGACCGGCACCCCGGCGGGCCTCACGCCCACGGGCCTCGCGTCGGTGGACGCCGCGCTCGCGGGTGGCCTGTGGGCGGGCCAGCTCGTGGTCCTCGGGGCGCGCCCCGCGGTGGGCAAGTCCGCCCTGGCGCTCCTGTGGGCCTGCGAGGCCGCGGCGCGCGCGGAGGGCGTGGTGGTGTTCGTGTCGCTCGAGATGCCCCGGCGTGACCTCGCCATGCGGTGCGCGGCGCTTTGGTGCGCGGCGGACCCGGCGCGGCCCCCGGTGGACCTCATGGGCATTCGGGAGCGGAAGCTCTCGCCCCTCGACGCGCAACGCTACGCCCGCGCCCTGGACGATCTGCGCGGGCTCCCCCTCCTCCTGTGTGACCGCCCCTCGGTGACGGTGGTTCAGGTCCGTGCGATGGCCCTCCGCGCGAAGGCGCGCGCGGGCCGCGTGGCCCTCGTGGTGGTGGACTACCTCCAGCTCCTCCGCCCCGAGACGGCGCGCGACTCGCGGGAGCGCGAGGTGGCGGAGGCGTCGCGCGCGCTCAAGGCCCTGGCGGGTGAGCTCGGGTGCCCGGTGGTGGCCTTGTCGCAGTTGAACCGCAAGGCCACCGAGCGCAAGCCCACCCTCGCGGACCTCCGCGAGTCGGGCGCGATCGAACAAGACGCGGACGTGGTGATCCTCCTCCACCGCGACGAGGACGGGGTGGCCGCGCACATTGAAAAGCAGCGCAACGGCGTGGCGCCCACGGAGGTGCGGCTCGGGTGGTGCGCGCCCGCCGCGCGCTTCACCGAGGCCGCGCAGAGGCCCGCATGGGGAGGCCGGACCTCCGAGGCGGACCACCCCGCAGACGAAGCGGAAGGGGACTACCAATGAACACGTTCAGCGAATACCAGCGCGCCGCGGCGCGCACGGGCGGAGCGGACCTCCTCCCCGAGAACGCGGACAAGGGCCTCAACTGCGCGGCGATGGGGCTCGCGGGTGAGGCCGGGGAGGTGTGCGACCTGGTCAAGAAGTGGCAGCACCACCGCGCGCCGCGCGACGCCGCGAAGCTCAAGAAGGAGGCGGGGGACGTGCTCTGGTACCTCGCGCACCTGTGCAACGTGATGGGGTGGGAGCTCGGGGACATCGCAGACCTGAACGTCGAGAAGCTCCGCGCACGATACCCCCACGGCTTCACCACCGAGGACAGCGTGGCCCGCCGTGACGAAGGGGGCGCACCGTGAAGGCCCCCTTCTCCCGAACCGTGGACATCACCGGCCTTCGCACGGAGAGCGAGGCCAACGACCACGCCCATTGGCGCGAGCGCCAGAAGCGCGCGAAGCACGCGCGCGGCACCGTGCTGGTGGTCCTCGGGGCCAACGTGAGGCGGAGCACGGTCCCCACGGGCCCGTTGGACGTGACCCTCACGCGCGTGGCCCCGAGCACGGGCCTCGACGATGACAACCTCCGCCCCGCCCTCAAGGCCGTGCGCGATGGGGTGGCGGACTTTCTCGGGCTCCCCTCCGACCGTGACCCGCGCGTGGCCTGGCACTACGCCCAAGAGCGCGGACCGTGGGCGGTGCGCATCACCCTCGCCGCGCGCGCCACCGAGGCCGCGGCGCCCGGGGAGACTGTCCTCGAGCTCTCGGACGAAGAGGTGGCCACGCTCGAGGAGGCCTTCCGCGCGGGCGTGCCGGTGCAACTCTCCCGGCCGGGCCGCTCCCTCCGCCTCGTGTGGGGTGACCGATGAGCGCCGCCCCGAGCGCCCCGCGCCGCCCGTGCCTCTACCACCCCGAGCGCGCCGCGCAGCGCCGCGGGCTGTGCTGGACCTGTCACACGAAGTTCCGCCGCGCCGGCGTGCCCATGCCCGCGATGGACGCCCCCGGCCCCCGGCCCTGGACCCCGGCGGAGTTCCTCCTCGCGTGGGTGGCCTCGCTCGCTCCCTCGACGCGCGCCGCGCTCCACGACGCGACCGCACCCACCTCCTCCTCCACCTCCGAGGCCGCATGAGCTTCACGTACGCGGACGAAGACCCCGAAGAGAAGCGCGCGCGCCGCGTGGCCGCGGAGACCCTCGCGCGTGTGGAGCTGGTCCGCGCCGCGCTCGGTGCCGTGCTGGCCTCCCCCTCCCTCGCGAAGGACCACCGCACGGGCGCGCCCCTCTCTCAGCTCGAAGACGCGACGCGCACGCTTCTCCTCCTCCACTGCCCCAACCTGTGCCCTCGCGCTGCGGAGGGAACGTGAAGCCCCCTCCTCCCCCCTGTGATCCACCTGTGACATCACACCCGGTCACACCCGGTCACACCCCCTCGAAGGGCGGCGAAGATGCGCGGGCGGAGGCCGCTCGCCTCAAAGCGGAGGGCCTCACCGTCTCTGAGATCGCGCGCCGCGTGGGCGTTGCGCGGGAGACTGTCTCCCGGTGGGTGAACCACAAGGCCGTGGAGGCGGTGGCCACCGAGCGAGCCGCGCGCGCGCAAGGCTTCGAGGACGCGGTGGCGGAGGCTCGGAAGGTGCTCAAGGCCTCGACCCTCGACGCCGCGCGCGTGCTCGTGGGCCAGCTCGCGGACACGGACCCCGCGGTGGCCGCGGCGGCGGCGAAGACCATCCTGGACCGCTCGGGGCTCCCGCGCGTGGAGGTGGTGCACACCGAGGCGGAGCCCCTCGACCTCTCGGGCCTCACCCCCGAGGAGCTGGACATCTTCGAGGGCCTCCTTTCGAGGGTGAAGGGCGGCGCGTCGTGAACCTGAACGAACCACTGGACGTGCTCCGAATCTTCGGGGCCTCCGGTATCAACCCCGCATTCCGCCGCACACGATACGAAAGAACGGAGCACGTATGAGCCACTGGCAGACACCGCCCGCCCTCGACCCGCGCCCCGTGCCCACCGCCTCGAAGGGCCTCCGCGCCCCCGGCCACACGGGCACCCCCGAGGACTGCACCGCCCTGGCGTGCGTTGAAGCCCGTCGCGTCAAAGCGGGCGTGACCCGCCAGCGCCGCGCCCGAGGTGGGGCGGAGGGTGCCGCGCGCGCCCTCGCTCGGGAGCCCGTCCTCCTCCCGGTGGTGAGCGAGCCCGCGCCACCGGCCGCGCCGCCGGCGGAGGGCCCCTCGACGCTCACC